CGGAGTCGGACCTGGCCCCGACTGAGGCTGTGACCTTGGCCCTGTGGGCTGCCCAACAGGGCGCCACCTATGACGTGCTCGACAGCTTCGGTTAGGAGGCCGCGCCGTGTGGACCGGAATCCTTGACCTTGCTGCTGTCGCCTTGTTGGCGACGTTCGCGTGGTTCGTGTGGGCGCCGTTGCCGTTGCTGGTGTGTGGGGTGGCTGCCCTTGCGGCGTCGCGTCAGCTTTCGCGGGGTGGCCTGTGAGCGTGTTCTTCCGGGCCGCGACTGAGCGGCGGTCGACGTGGGCTGAGTGGATGTCCGGCACGGATGTGATGGGCACGTCGACGGCGGCTGGCGTGAAGGTGACTGCCGAGAAGGCGATGCGGGTTAGCGCGTTCTGGTCGACCACGCACCTGCTGGCGTCGATCGTGTCGAACCTGCCGGCTGACGTGTTCCGCGGGAAAGGCGCCTCGAAGGTCGAGGTAGATCCGCAGCCGCAGTTCATCGCGGCGCCATCGTTGCTGGTGTCGCGCCGTGAGTGGATGTACCAGGCGATGGTGTCGCTGTTGCAGTCCGGCAATGCGGTGGGTGTAGGCGAGCGTGACAGCTTGCAGCGGTGGCGTACGTCGGAGTGGCTGGACATCGCCGATGTGACCATCCGGCAGGGGAACGCGTTGAAGCCACCCACCTATTGGGTGGGCACGGAGCAGATTGACCCCGACAAGGTGATTCACCTGCGGGCGTTCTGTCGTCCGGGTTCGGTGGTGGGTCGGTCGGTGGTGGAGTACCAGGCGGACCAGTTGGGTATCGCTCTGGCGGGCCGCGACTATGGTGCCGGGTTCTACGGTTCGGGCGGCCATCCGACGGCGTTGTTTGCGAACACGCAGCGGACGTTCACCCCGGAGCAGTCGTCGGAGATGAAGCGCCGCTATCTGGCTTTGGTGAAGGGTAGGCGCGAGCCGCTGCTAGTGGGCAGTGACTGGACGTACAAGCCGATTCAGGCGTCGATGGCTGAGGCGGCGCTGGTGGAGACGATGAGCTACACCGACGCGCAGATCGCACGGCTGTTCGGGCCTGGCCTGGCGGAGATTCTGGGATACACGACCCCGGCCAGTGGCGGCGATTTGACCTACACGAACCGGTTGGACCGCTCCCTCGATGTTCTCCAGTTCACGGCGTCGTATTGGGTGAACCTGTTTGAGGACTTCCTAACGGGTGCTATCGCTAGGCCGCAGACGGTGCGCCTGAATGTGGGGTCGTTGTTGCGGATGGATGCGAAGTCACAGACCGAGACGTTCCGTGTTGAACGTGAGATTGGGCTGCGGAACATCGACGAGATTCGGAACCTGTTGGACCTGCCGCCTCTGCCGAACGGGCAGGGCGAGGACTACGCCCCATTGAAGGCGGGCGGCGCGACGAAGGGAAATCCCAATGAAGGTGCGTGAGCGGCGGTGGATGCCGACCGAGTTCGAGGTGCGCCGTAAGGAAACTGGCGGCGTTGTCGTCGAGGGTCACGGGGCTGTGTTCATGCGGAAGTCCCAGAATCTCGGCGGCTTTCGTGAGCAGGTCGCAGACACCGCGTTCGACCGCACTCTCGGGGACAACCCGGATGTTCGGGCACTCATCAACCATGACCCATCGGCGCTGCTGGGGCGGACCCGTTCGGGGACGCTGCGGCTGGCGAAAGACACGGTGGGGCTGCACTACGAAATCGACATGCCGGACCGCCAAGACGCCCGCGACCTGTTGGTGTCGATGGAACGCAAGGACCTCACACAGTCGTCGTTCGGGTTCTATGTCGTCAAGGGCGGCGACTCGTGGAGTGAGGACGAGGACGGCTTTCCGCTGCGCACCTTGACGGCGGTGTCGCTTCACAATGGCGATGTCTCTCCGGTCACCTACCCCGCCTACGAGGACTCCGATTCGGGCATCGCGGGCCGTGCGCTTCGGTCCCTGGCCGAGGTGCGGGGGTTGTCATTCGAGGACGTGCAGGCCGCTGCCGAGGCGGGCTCCCTGCGCGACATCATCTTGGGCGCGGCGCCTGAGGAGGTTGTGGACTTGGGCCAAACCCGCTCCGCAATCGCCATCGCACGCGCTCGATTGACGCTCGCTGAGCGTCGCAGGGACTTGGGCTAACCCCGCTCCCAAAACCATTCAGGGCCCCGTCACTCGGCGGGGCCTTTCGCATACCCAAAACCAAGGAGCAGTAAACATGAGTGCAACTCTCATTGCTCAGCTGGTGGAGAAGCGACTGAACGTCTGGGAGCAGACCAAGGCGCATCTCGACACGGTTGAGAAGGAAGGGCGCGAGTTCACCGGCGAAGCCGACGAGACCTACAAGCGCCTGATGTCCGACCTCGATTCCTACGACGAGCGCATCGCTGAACTCCACGCCGTGGAGAAGCGGAACGCCGAGTTCGAGGAAGTCCGGGACAAGTACGGACCCGACGCCGCGAAGGCAACCAAGAAGACCGAGGAAGACAACCTGCGGGCGTTCTGCCGTGGGGAGCTCGGCAAGTCGTACGAGGTGGAGATGCGTGACATCACCACCGCGGCGGGCGCTGGCCTCATTCCGCAGGGCTTCCACAACGAGTTGTGGCAGTACGCGGTCGAGGAGTCTGGCATCCTGTCGGCTGGTGTCGACGTGTGGAACACCTCAAGCGGCGAGCAGATCAAGGTGCCGCGCGTGACCGCTTACTCGACGGTGGCGGACATCACGGAAGGTGCGGCGATCGGCGAATCGGACCCCACGTTCTCCAGCGTCGACTCCATCGTGTCGAAGCGGGGCTACCTCATCGAGGTGCCGACCGAGTTCATCCAGGACAACGCTTTCAACATCTCGACCTACCTGGCCCAGTGGGCCGGTCGAGAGCTGGGGAACGATGTCGGCGCGAACGCGGTGTCGGTGGCTCTCGCTGCCGCGTCTGCTGGCGCGACCACGGCTGCCGGCACGGCCGGCGGTCTGGGTGCGCAGAACACTGCGGATCGCGGATACGACTACCTCATCACCCTGTTCCACTCGGTGCTGGCTCCGTACCGGCGTCGCACCACGTGCTCGTGGGTGATGTCGGACCCGACCGCCGCCATGGTTCGCAAGGTGAAGACCTCAGACGGGCTCTACATCTGGGAACCGGCCACGCAGGCCGGACAGCCAGACTTGATCCTCGGGAAGCCCGTGCAGATCGACACCTACGTTCCCGATGCTGCGGTGTCGGTGGAGTCGATCCTGTTCGGTGACTTCTCGTCGGTGAAGGTCCGCATCGCTGGCGGTGTGCGCTTCGAGCGTTCCGATGAGGTCGGCTTCAACAAGGACGTGTCGACGTTCCGCGCCGTCGTGCGTCGGGGCGCTACCTCCGTCGACGCGAACGCACTCAAGACGCTGACCCACGCCGGCACCTGAGCCGGTCTGGTGATCGTCGGGCTGGCCGTCCTGATGTGGGCGGCCAGCCCTCCCAGCAACAGGAATGGAATGGTGTCGTCGTGAAGGTTCGCATGTTGATGCAGATCACTGGCTCGCGGGACGGGGTTCGCTGGCCCGCTCCGGGTGGCACGGTGGAGCTGCCGGACGCCGAGGCTGCGAAGATGTGTGCCGCTGGCTACGCGGAGCCCGTGGCTTCGGCTGATCGGTCGGAGAAGGCGACGTTGCGCAAGCCGGAGACCCGGAAGCGCTGACGTGCCTCTCGCCCCGGAGTATTTCACTGGCGCTGAGTTCCGCGCCCTGCCCGACATGGGCGAGTCGAAGTACGACGACGACCGCGTGTCGGCGGTAGCCGAATATGTGGTCGCTGTCATTGAGCGGGTCGTGGGCACGTCGTTCGTCGGCCGGGCACAGTCGGTGACGCGCATCGTCGGGTCGGTCTCGGCGCTGGTGCTGCCTCATGCCCACGTGGTGTCGCTGACCGAGGTCACATGCGACGGTGACGCGCAGCATCTCGCGGCGATGGTCTTCGACGGCGGCGTGGTGCGGTTCCGTGACGGGCGGTGCTTCGGCGGCACAGTGGTCGTCTCCTACCAGTCGGGCTACTCGGCGACTCCGCCGGCCGACATCAAGGAGGCGGCGCTGCAGGCGACCCGGGCTCGGCTGATCGAGACCGCGAGCAACGCGCTGCTGAACGACCGGCGCCAGTCCATGTCGATGGCTGAGGGCGGCTCGGTGACGTTCGTGCAGCCGGGCGGCGACAGGCCGTTCGGCTTCCCGTCCGTGGATGCCGTGATCATCGGCTGGCGTGACCGACTGAACGTCTTCGGGTTCGCCTGATGGCGGGGATGCTGCTGGTTGCGGTGCGTCGCGCTGTGGCCGATGGGCTGGCGAATCTGCCCGAGCTCGCCGACGTGCACGTGTCCTACGGCTGGGATGCCGGTGTGTCGGGGTCGCAGATCTTCACCGGCAACGCGCGGGCGACGACGGACCCGAGCGGGCTCCGTGCGGGCCGGAATGTGCGCGACGAGGACGCCGAGTTCGATCTGGTCGTCAACGTCGCCGCCGAGGGCAAGTCGCTGCAGGAGTCCGACGAGCAGGCCGCCGAGTACGGCCGGCTCGTCGAGGAGTTCGTGTCGGACCGCAAGAGCAACCAGCTCGGGGTGCCCGGGCTGCAGTGGATCCGGATCGAGTCGTGGGAGATGCGATCCGGCCAGGCCGACTACGGGTCGGCGTCACAGATCGTCTATCGCGTCCGCTACCGCGGGCGCGTCGAGTAGGGGAGGCGCGTCATGGCGAAGACCGCTGACGTGGTGCTGACGTATGTCGGCCCGTTCGATGCCGTCGAGGTGCTGGGGGTCGAGGTGGCGCGCGGCGCGTCTGCCGCCTTCCCGTCTGATGTGGCTGGCCTGCTGCTGGAGCAGGTCGACAACTGGAGCAAGGAGCAGTCCTGATGGGCGCTATGGATCATCAGCTGGGCGTCGCCCACGAGACCACCTACGGCACGGCGGTCACCGTGTCCCGGTTCTTCGAGTACGAGTCGGAGGGGATTGACGACTCCTACGGCCGCACTCAGGGTGACCCGCTGCGGGTCGGTTCCGGTTTCGTCCGCTCGGACCGCTCGACGCCGTATTACGAGGGCGCGTCGGGCTCGCTGCAGATGGCCGTGCTCACCAAGGGGTTCGGCTTCTGGCTGCGGCATATGACCGGCAGCGTGCCGACGACCAGCGGCCCGACCGACTCGACCTACACGCACACCGCGGCCGAGGGCGACCTGTTCGGCGACAGTTTCACGATGCAGATCAATCGGCCGTTCCACCCGTCCGGGACGGCGCAGCCGTTCACGTACTCGGGCTGCAAGGTCACGAAGTGGAAGCTGTCGAACGCCGTGGACGGCAACCTGCTGCTGGACCTCGACATCGACGCGATGCAGGTGGCGACCGCGACCGCGCTGGCGACTGCTTCCTACCCGGCGAGCATGGACAACCTGACGTGGGCGGGCGGCTTGATCACGGTCGGCGGCACTCAAGTCGACGTGACTGAGGTCGCGATCGAGGTCGACAACGGGCTCAAGACCGATCGCCGGTTCGTCCGCCAGAACACCGACAAGAAGGAGCCGACCGCCTCGCGGCGATCCGGCTCGGTGTCGTTCAAGTGCGACTTCGACTCGCTGACGCACCGCTCCCGGGCCGCGGCCACCACCCGCGCGGGCACCTTGGCGAGCTTCACCGGCACCTGGCGCGGCCCGGTACTGCTGGGCGCCACCACGTACCCGGAGTTCACGGTCACCCTGCCCGCGATCCGATTCGATGACTGGAAGGCGTCGACGGGCGGCACTGAGGCGCTGGTCCAGGAGCTGTCCGGGGCGATGCTGTACGACGGCTCGACATCCCCGGTGACCCTGACCTACAAGTCGGCGGACGCGACCTACTAGGCCATGGCGCGGATCAACGCCACCAGCGCGGGCGTCCGCGTCGAGGGGCTGAAGCAGGTCTCGGCGGCACTGCGGAAGTACGACCGCGACCTACAGAAGGAACTCAAGGACGCGGGCTTGGAGGTGGCGGAAGGCGTCGCGCAGACGGCCCGCGGCCTGGCGTCCTCCGAGGGTGGTGTCGCTGCGAAGACAGCGCCGTCGATCCGCGCTCATGGCTACACCACGGGCGCCGCGGTGTCTCTCGGTGGCTCTGGCTACCCGTTCGCTGGCGGCGCGGAGTTCGGCGCCGTCCAGTACAAGCAATTCAAGCCGTGGCGCGGCAGCGATTCCAGCGCCGGCTACTTCCTATATCCCGCGATCCGCCAGGACAAGGACGAGGCCGAGCAGGCCTACTCCGACGCTCTGGACCGGCTTGCACGAAAGGCTGGTCTCACGTGAGTAGCACTCAGCGCCCGTCCCTGCAGCGGCAGCACACCCGCTCCACGAAAGCGAAGCAAGCCGAGGCGCTGGACACGGGCATGACCGTGGTCATGCCGGACGGCCCGAGGCACACGGTCCGCATCGGGGATGTAACGCCGCAGATCGCTCGTGAGCTTCGCGCCGCGATCGGCACGGGCGTCCTCGGCCTCATGGAGCAACTGGGCTCCAAGGATGCTGACCTGGATCTCGTGCAGGCGTTCATTTTCGTGGCGCGCCGGATCGCAGGCGAAGCAGTCACGCTCGATGACTGCGAGGTCACCTACGCGGACATGCTCAGCGATGACTTCGATGTCGTCGTGGCCGGCGCGGAGGAACCGGACGGTTCCGACCCGGAAGCCTGAGGCGGGCGCTGCTCAAGCGGCTGCCCGCCCTGACGAAGTTCTACGGCATCACCCCGCTCGATATTGAGCAGATGACCATGCGCGAGGTCAACGAGTACGTCACGCAGATGGACGAGGCGCTGGCCGACAACTAAACACCGAGGGGGCTGCTGTGTCGCGTCGTATCACGGTCCAGTTCATCGGTGACGCGTCGTCGCTCAATCGGGCCACGGCGCAGGCTGAATCCGCCACCGGGACGCTTGGCGGCAAGCTCAAGAAGTTCGGGGCCGTGGCCGCTGTGGGCCTGGCCGTCGCTGGCACCGCCGCAGTCAAGTTCGCTGGTGACGCCATCAGTGGCGCGTCGGACCTCAACGAGACCCTGAGCAAGTCCAAGGTCATCTTCGGCAAGAACGCAGCCGCGATGGAGAAGTGGGCAGGCAGCGCGGCTCGCTCGGCGGGCCTGTCGAAGCAGGCGGCGCTCGAATCGGCCGCGAGTTTCGGGGACATGTTCAGCCAGCTTGGCTTCGCGGGCAAGCAGGCGGCGGGCATGTCGAAGGACGTCGTGCAGTTGTCGGCCGATCTCGGCAGCTTCAACAACCTGCCCACGGCCGAGGTGACCGACATGATGTCGGCCGCGTTCCGGGGCGAGTACGACTCCCTCCAGCGAGTCATCCCGAACATCAACGCCGCACGCGTCGAGCATGAGGCGCTGGCCGCAACGGGCAAGAAGTCTGCCAAGGAACTGACTGCGCAAGAGAAGGCGGCAGCCACGCTCGCGATCGTCCAGAAGGACGGCGCCCGCGCGGCCGGCGACTTTGCCCGTACGTCGGGCGGGCTGGCGAACCAGCAGAAGATTCTTCGGGCGCAGTTCGACAACGTTAAGGCTGCCGTTGGCAAGGCGCTGCTGCCCGTGGTCACCCAGTTTGTGACGTTCTTGAACAACAAGGGCATCCCCGCAATCTCGGCCATGTGGTCGGTTGTCAAGGACAAGCTCGGCCCGGTCTTCAAGTGGGTCGGGGACCTGTTCAAGAAGGTCTCCGGCGACATGTCGGGTGACGCGTCGAGGAACTTCGGCATGGTCATCGACATCGTGCGCGGCGTCGTGGACATCGTGAAGTCGCTGTGGTCTCGCTTCGGGGAGAACATCATCGCGATCACGAAGTCCGCCTGGGAACTGAACCGCAATGTCATCGGCGGCGCTCTGCGGATCATCCGCGGCGTGGTCCGCGTCGTGTCCGGTCTCCTCAAGGGTGACTGGGGCAAGGCGTGGGCGGGCGTCAAGGACATCGTGCGCGGCGCGCTCCAGATCGTGATTGCCCTGGTGAAGAACGCGGCGAACATCCTCAAGGCGGTCTGGAAGGCCGCGTGGGGTGTCATCCGCGACCTGCTCAAGGCCGCTTGGGGTGGCATCAAGGGCGCTGTCTCTGCGGGCGCTGACCGCGTGGTTGACGTGATGTTGGGCCTTAAGGACCGGATCGTGAATGCGCTCAAGGCGTTGCCGGGCAAGGCGATCAGCATCGGGCGCGACATCATCAGCGGCCTGATTGGCGGCATCAAGGGTGCTGCCGACGACCTGTACAACATGTTGCGGGACCTCGCCACCAATGCTCTCAACGCGGCAAAGCGTGCGCTCGACAGTCGCTCCCCATCGCGGAAGTTCCACAAGCTCGGCGTCGACTCGATCTCGGGTTGGGTGAACGGCACGGTGGAGCGCGCGCCGGAGCTTGAGGCGGCGCTGCGAGATGTCGGCAGCAAGGCCCTCATGCAGGCTCGCAAGGGCTCTGAGTGGGCACCGAATGGGGCCCAGCCCGCGCGGCTGGTGAAGGAATCCCTGGCGACCGCTGCGAGCGTGACACGCGCGTCATCCGGGGCAACCCGGCGAGCCAACGGGAGTGACGGCGGGGGCGGGGGCGGGGTCGTGGTCGTGAACGAGATCATCAAGCTGGTGGTCGACGGGCGCACCCTGGCCCAGACCCAGCGGCGCTACGAGCGGCTGGCAGGCGTCTGATGCTGGACGACATCGACGTCAGTGTCGAGGTTGCGTTCACGTCGGGCTACTCGACCGCAGCCGCAGACCGGGCCTGGACTGACGTCTCTGCCTATGTCGAGGGCGACGAAGCGGTCTCGATCAGCTACGGGCGCGGCGACCAGTTCGCCACGATCGACGCGAACCAGTGCTCCCTCACGCTCGACAACAGCGACGGCCGGTTCACCCCCGGCAATGCGGCGGGCGCGTACTACCCGAACGTGAGGCTGGGTCGACCACTGCGGGTTCGGGTCCGCACTCCCCAGTCGCAGGCGGGCAACATCCTCGCCGCTGAGCAGTCGACCTTCGAGCCGGTCGGGTCGGCGGCCTCCTGGACGAACCAGCCCGGCTTGTTCGGTGCGTGCTCGTCGGTGGCGCGGTCCACTACGCGCGCGTGGCAGGGGTCGGCGTCGCTGCTGGTGACCTGGAACACGAGCGCGGCGGGCGCGACCGCTGCGGGCGCTGCCGTGTCGGGCCTGGTGATCGGCAAGACGTACACCCTCTCGGGGTATGTGTGGGTGCCTGCGGGCAACCCTGCCGTGCGGCTGAGCTTCGACCTGTACGCTGGCGGCTCGTCGCCACAGTCGACCACCACGGGCGCGTGGGAGCGGTTGTCGGTGACGTGGACCGCGACCGCCTCGTCACTGTGGCTGGTGGTCATTAACCACGCTGCCTCGACGGCTGGCCAGACGGTCTATGTGGACGGTCTGATGATTGACGACGCGGACTCTCTGCGGACGTTCACGACCACCGCGCCGCCCTACATCGACCGCTTCCTGGGCTACGTGCAGGAGTGGCCGGCGTCGTTCCCTGGGGCCACCCCCGGCTCGTCAGTCACGACGGTGACGGCCACCAGCCGCCGCGCTCGGCTTGCCCTCGGCAACGAAGCCAGCTCGGTCATCGAGCAAGAGCTAGCCCTCGATGACCCTTTGTTCCACTACACCCTC